AGATGCTGCTTGCGTTTTCGCTGCGCTTTTCTGTGCGCTCGACTGCATAACAGCGCTGCCGACACTTCCACCAATCATGGCAACCATAGGATTAGGCATTGGCGAACTCCTTTTCGTAATCTTCGGCGGTCTCGCCATAAAGCGACATTACAACAGGCGCGAGTGTCACAGCAGCATCATAGCCATGACACAACTGAACCACCCAAAGGACCAGATCGTAATAGCCAGCCCGCCACATGTAGCTGCGGGCGTCAGCCGCGCCTGCACGCTCCACGATGTCGGAAGCCTGCCACTTCAAAAGCTGGACAGCGACAACAGGTAGAAGTTGCTGCGCGTGCGCCATAAAGAATGCGTTAGAAGGCAAACCGACCAGCAAATGATGCAATGCTCGATCAAATGCACCGCGGCTAACGGCATCACCATCAGCAACATCATCCAAGAACTGGATTGCATCCCACATTCCCATCAACCAATGAGAAGCATCATCTGGGATGCCCAGTGTCTCAATCAGGTGATGTTCTAGGATTTCACGCATTGGCCGTCCCTTGTCAGAACTTGCCTGCTGGTTGGCCAATGTCTCAGCTCGCGCAGTATCGCAGAAAAGTGGCGCTTTATCAAGGTTTGTCATGTGAGCATATACCTCTTCCGAATTGCAGCCGGATCATACAGCGAATACGGGTCAACTGGCTTTGGGTATAGATCGGCTAACGTCTGGGCTGGCTGAAATCCACGGGCGAAATCACCTTGTGCTGGTGCGGTTTGCATAGGCTGTGGGCCAGTCGAAGCCATGCCCATGATGCGATTGATGTAGTTCTGGGTTTCTTCAAATGGCGGAACGCCACCATATTTCCGAACATTGCCCGGCCCCGCGTTATACGCAGCAAGTGCCAGTTTTGGATCACCGAAACTATCCAATTGCTGCTTTAAATATCGCGCACCGCCACGAAGGTTCTGCACTGGATCGGTGGGATCAACACCCAGATCACTTGCAGTGCCGGGCATCAACTGGGTCAATCCAATCGCACCCGCCGACGATGTGGCGTTGGGGTCGAATGAACTCTCAGCCTCGACCAGCCGCATGAACAGGTCAGGGTCAACGCCTTCTTCAACTGCGATCTGGCTGGCAAGGCTGCGATAGTCCATATCAGTCGTCCTCTTCCCAAGCCTGACAGACGCGCAGGTTGTGGCAGATAAAGTCGAACTTCTCGCAATAGCCTCGGCCACCGCCATCCATGTCGAACTTGTCCAGCGAGATACTTTCCATCTTGGCTTGCATCATGGGATCGTTTTGGAAGTATTCGCAGTTGGCACAGAGACGGCGCCGTGCCTCTTTCTCGCTCATGTCCCAAGCCGCTGCGACACCCTTCCAGAACGGGCCATTGGCTGACGGTTCGACCGATGCCTTTTCCGGCCCCAGCTTCCACTCGTCAATCACCACTTGGCGGTTCTTGCGGTTCTCAGATGTCGAAACAATCTTTTGCTTTGGCAAGCCAAACTCAATCATCATGTCGTCCATCACGAAATCTCCCTTCCAGAAGCGCGAATGTTTATAGCAGTGCCACTGCTGGCTATTGTGGAAATAAACCCACCCGGCGCAATCACCTGCCCGACCAGTTCGGGGAAGGTGTAGGTCTCGGATGCCTGAAGTGTCTTAGTCTTGACAATCAGGTTGTCATTGCCCGCAGATCCCGCAGATGCCACAAGGTTGACGCTGATTGTTCGCGCCACCGTGTCGTAGTTCGTGGCGGTGAATTTGTCGATAATCGCGCTGACACCCGTTGCGGTATATTGGGCGGTCTGGGTCACCTCGGCTGTCTTAGCCGCGATTAGAACAGTCGTTGTAACAGCCATGATTAGACCTCCAAGGTGCTAACGTTGTCCGTAACAGTCAATATGATTGACGGCACAGACGGATGAATGGCCGATGCTATTTCGGCCAGTAGAATAACAGAAGTATTGTCGACCTCCCACATCAATTCGATGTAGTCGCCAGCATTCAACTGAATGATGTAGTTCCAAGCCGCAATGACTTCCGCGTTATTGCCTTGGATGCGGATTTGCCCAGCACTGTCCGGCACGTTGACGCCGTTCTTGCGCAACCAAATCCACACCAGCGCCACGCCGCCAGACGTCTTATCCAACTGGGCCGAAAACTGTATGTTGTAGACGTTTGAGCGATCAACATAGACTCGGGATGTTGGCGTTCCCAGATAGGCCCCATTTGACAGGTCTGTGGTGTTGAACGTCATGGCGTAAGCGGTGTTGATTGCAGCAGCCGTCTGTGATGTCGTATCGTAGAACGACCCATAACGCGGCGTGCGGTATTCCTTGGGCGGCGGCATTTGCTGCAACGCAGAAACCTGCTGTTGCAGATTGTTGATCTGTTCCTGTGACGCAGGCGATGGCGCAGCGGCGACTAGATCGGCCAGACGCTTGGCATCAACAGCCTCAGACAACGCAACATCTGCTTTGTTGTCGGCTGCGCCAGTGGCGTATGAGTTGTCAGTAATCAACTGCGTCAGTGTGGCGATGTCAGAAGGCGTCAGACTGCCAGCGACAATGAACAGGCGTTCAAGCGCCTTGATCATTGCCGGGTCATTCTGGGCAAGTGCCGCGATCTGGTTGCGTGTTGGAACTGTTGGGTCAGCCATTAGAATGCCAGCGGTTCAATCCGCGCCTCCAGTGCTGCAACGGCCACATGGGCGTCAGAGGTGCCACGGAAGCGCTGCATCCGCATGTTACGCATGTTCCCCTGCTGGAACCAGACTAGGCGCTTGTTGCGCTGTCCTATGGTCCCTGCGCTGATGCCCTTCTCGACGCTCCAAGTGATGCCGTCGACCGAATACTGCGTCCAGATCGTGGGATCGACGCCGAATGCTGTTGAGCCTGTCAGGCTGACCAATTCCATGTCGTGGAACAAAGCGCCGTTGCCAGCGTTGTAGACGATCAGCGTGCCGAACTCCCAGCCAATGGTTTCGCCCCAGTGGGTGCTGATGTTGTCGACAAGATAGCCAAATTGGGTAGTTGTGGGATGCGCCACGTTCCAGCGGTCATAGCACCACACGCACTCGGTCGCGTTCCAGATGTCCTCATCAACCAACGTAGACGAAAGCATGAACCAAACGGGCATAGACAGCGCGGTTGATGCAGCGCCATCAAACACGAACGTGTGGCGCGGTAGGTGGACGATCAGGTGCTGGTGCGCCCGGTCAATCTTTTCTTCGATATAGGATATACTCAACTCGGCTTCGGTATATTCCTGCAAGACTTCTTCAATCTCACGGGTGGAAATCTTCTGCGCGTTTCCATTGGCCCCAAGATAGATTGCTGGTGCCTCATTCCGACCGCCGCCGATAAACGCAATGGCATCCATGAACACACAGCAGGCAAAAGTTCCGACTGTGCCTTTCTGGATTTGCGCACCGCTTATGCGTTGGAACGGAAAGTTAGCCGTTCCTACGTTGTCAAATACCTCGATGGTGTAGCGGTTCAGCGCATAGATTTCATTCCGCAGTTTCCAGATGGCCTTGATCGGGTCTGGGTCAACTTCAGACGAACCATATTTCAGCGGGTTCACTGCAAACGGATTGTTCAATTCTGTGATGACAAGAAACTCGCCGTCTGTGGTCATATAATAACCATCGACCCAAACCACATCGAGAGCCACGCCCAGATCGGGATCGGTCACTTGTGCCAGCGTTGTGCCGTCATACAGATACAGCCGGCCGCCCGATGTCACTGCTAGATATGTAAAGCCATAGTCAAACGTGACACGGCCACCCGCCCCAACATCACCAATCACCGTCACAACATTGCTTGGCGAGATGGAAACCAGCTTGGTCCCCATAACGCGATACAGTTCGCCGTTCCAGTTAATGGCCCCGCGACTAATGCCGGGGCCAGTTCCTAGTTCAACGATCCCTTCGCCCGGCCGCAGATAGCCTTTAGAAATCCCATTCTCTTTAGGAACAGGAACCATGTTTTTCGGATATGATGTCCGAAAGTTTGGTGAGCCGTCTGCGTAGATGCCCGACAAAATTGGGATTTGCATCAACTACCTCAGAAGCTGACGTGAAGTTTGAATGCCTCAAGGCGCATCAGGTTGTTTGCTGTGGCAGGTTGGCAGGTGATTGCAAACACTTGGTCAACAGTCGCATCAACAGATAGCGTGACGTTTGCGCCAGTTGATAATCCATGACCGACAGCAGAAGCAGAGTTTGTGATGATCTGCGACGATCCACGGTTGCACATGAGTTTTTGAACACACGCGCTGGCGTTGCTTGCTGCCGCTGCGGAAAGAAGCGTTCCGCCGCCAAACGTCATGCCAAGCGTTTTGACTGTTGCGTTGTTCGTAAGCGTGAACAGCGCATCGATCTCCATGCCACCGCCAACACCCATCGACCAGCCCGGAACAGTCACAGATGCCAGAGTGACAACTGTGTTTGCCACCGCAACCGTTGGCGTGCCAAGTCCAACGACATACGGCAGGTTGATCGTGATCTTGACGCCCGTTGTGTCAGCATCCAGCGCAGTCACAGCATAAAGGCCATTCACGCCAGTGCCTGTTGCCCAAGTCACATAGACGCTTGCGCCGACAGCGATTGCCGTTGTCAGGCCATGCGCACCAGCGCTAACAAGACGAACAAGGCCAGCATCGGTTTCGTAGGTCAGCGTTGCGAATGTTGCCGCAGGTTGAACTAAACCGATAGGCGTGATCTGCCCAATCAAAAGCGCCGGGAAGCTGCGAAGCATCGGCTGCGTTCCAACATCATATTCAACCGTCGAATAATAGTTGGTGATCGTCGCGATGCGGTCGCCCGTGTATGGGCCAAAACTCTGGGCGCGATTGGTCAACGCAACCAGCGTATTGTTGACGCTCACAAACGATTGTTGATTGCCAGTGCTGCCAACGCTTAGGGTCTGGCCGACCGGGATGATGACATCTGTCGCGGTAGAGACTGACGCAGGATAGATGAACGTGGACATTTTGCTTTCCTTTACATTATATGCCACGCACTTGTGGCTGTGTCATATTAAGATGGCGTCACAGCGTTTGTGCCATCCGCGTCTACCCAAGTCGATGCAGCAAGCGCACCAGTTGCCACCTTGATTTTCGAGTTAGTGGTATCCCAGACCATCTTGCCAGCAGCCTTGCCCGTGGTGTTGATCGTGTTGACAATTGAAGCAATGGTAGCAGCAGAGACGTTCTGCAAAACATCTGTTGATGTAATCGTCGGGTTTCCCGCAACGCCATCGCCATCCGCAATGCTGATGCCAGCGCCTGCGGTTATGGTTCGCACGGATGCTGTTCCAGACCCAGTGCGGGCGATCATGCCGTTCGTAGCCAAGCCAGCCAAAGCGCCAAGGTCAGCATCGTATGCCTGCACATCCACGCCAACCTCAGTGTCCATAGCCTGCTGCGCAGCATTCGCCGTGGCGGCAATGAATACTGCCCCACCAACTGCCCCTGCCCCTAGATTGGTGCGGGCGTTAGCGGCTGTGGACGCACCAGTCCCGCCATCTGCAATAGCAAGGTCTGTGATGCCAGTAATCGAGCCGCCCGTGATGGCCACACTGGCCGCAGCCTGCGTTGCAATAGTCCCAAGGCCCAAGGTCGCTCGAGCAGTTGCAGCGTCAGGATCGTCAATCAGTGTCAGACCAAACGCAGACGCGCTCACAAAGTTCTGGTTTTCGGGATACCAAGAGTTAGTAACTGCATCATAGCGCAGAGTGAAGGCAGTGTTGGCCGCAGCGGATGTCGGCGCACCAACCACAGCAGCACCAGACACCGAAACCGTCAGCGCCGTGATTGCCTTGGTCGTAACAATGGAAACC